GTGAAACTGGTCAGCAAATGTCTCGGTGTGTCGCGCTCGCAACTAACGGTTCGAATCAAGCAATCGGTATCGCCCAAAGTACGGCGACGTCGGCTCGTGAACGATACGGAATTGGTCGCTGAGATCAAGCAGCAAGTCAGCGAGCTACCAAGCTATGGCTACCGCCGCGTTTGGGGCTTGTTACGCCGCGAACGTGAAACCCGGTCGCGGCCACCGATCAACGTAAAGCGGGTCTATCGCGTCATGCGCGACCACAATCTGTTGCTGGAACGACGCATCAAGCAACCTGGCGTGCAACGCCGGCATGAAGGCCGCATCGCCGTTCAAACCAGCGACACTCGTTGGTGCTCGGACGGCTTCGAGTTCCGCTGTGACGATGGTGCGAAGTTGAGTGTAACTTTTGCTCTGGACTGCTGTGACCGAGAAGCCATCGGCTGGGTCGCCAGCCCAACAGGCTACAGCGGTGATGACATCCGAGACTTGATGTTGGAAAGCGTGGAGAAGCGTTTTGGCGATCAACTGCCAAGCACGCCGGTGCAGTGGCTGAGCGATAACGGCTCGGCTTATATCGCCGAGCAGACGCGTCTGTTTGCTCGCCAGATCGGCTTACAGCCGGTAACTACACCGGTGCGAAGCCCCCAGAGCAACGGTATGGCAGAGAGCTTCGTGAAGACGATCAAGCGTGATTACGTTGCGCATATGCCCAAACCGGATCGAGAAACGGCGCTGCGCAATCTGACGATTGCCTTCGAGCATTACAACGAGCAGCATCCGCACAGCGCGCTGAAATATCGGTCACCAAGAGAGTTTAGGCGCTTGGCAGCAGCATCAATTTAACAGGGAGTTGGTGTCCGGTTTGATAGGGGCAAGTCCACTCTTCCCGATATCGAAAGCTAATTCAAGCAGTCTGGGCATGGACCAAATTTAGGGACTAAGCTTCGTTGAGTCTCTTACAGGAATGCAGAAAAAACGACCTATTTAGACCACAGGCGAGGTGGGGGGATGACGGCGCGCGCCAGGGGCTAATGTAAACAAGCGCGGCGCGATCGCACCAAATTGGCGCGCTACGTTTATGCCCGACCAACACAGAAATTAAAGGAAAATGTTGCTATCAGGCGATACTCTTGTGCCTATACGCCATATAGATCAGCTTAATGCAGGAGCAAAAAAATGGACCGAAAGGAACTTCATAGAAAAGTTATGCTTTTCAAAAAAAAACTGGAAGAAGGAAAAATTCATGTTGCCGATCATTTAATCGAAGAAGTTAAAGCAAGTTTTGAGAAAATAAGAATATTGGCTGACGGAATGGTAGATCCTGACTCAATAGATGCCATAGTGAGAGGAGCTCTTGGGGCCGTGGCACATATAGAAGATCGAGAGGAATGGAAGGAACTTATCTCATTAAAGGAGATACAGAACGCCTACTTCAACCGTGTAGACGCTCACTTCGGGGAATTATTCGACCTAATGAATAAGGCTGGCGCGGCTCCTTATAAATTTGCCGCTTGGTTCGCATCGGATGCAAAACGCGTAGACGATAACATCGAACTAATAAATGAGTTCACAGCTGAAATCGTAAAATTCTGGGAAAATATTGCAGAACCTACCTGGATACATATAGAGGACTGCGCTGACTCAAAAGCAATTTTCACAGGTGAGCTTTTCCCTGACGGCGGATCAAATCTTGCAAGCTCCACTGGAATTTACTTCGACACCACTATACTGCCAGACCCGTTCCTTAAAATCTCTTCGCTTCTTGAGTTCATGCCCAAACAGGAACGACTGCAAGAAATAATACGCCTCGCACTTCAAGTACTACAATATAAAGACCTTGCTCTAGCGGAAGTTGAAAAACCGATAATAGCTATACTTCCCGACCGACACCGACTTGACAAAAATTATGAACAATACGTCAACCTCTGCGCTGAGCAAGACACTCTCTCTTACGGCAATAGTATGTTTGGCACAAACTATTCCGACACGAGAGAAATGCTAGAATATTTAAGAAGTTTCAAAGACGTTCAAGCTATTGCAGAACTTGTTAAAGAACCGAAAAAAATGCTGTTCTCAACAGAATGGGACGGAGACTTTTCTACTCACATCCAACGATATATAGAAGAACAAGGAAAAAGGTTAGGCTTTAACGCCCCTGGCGAAGCTATATTCATGAATATGATCACTCGCTTTTCACAGGCGAACAACTCATTTCAAAGAAGTACGAGTCTTGGTGGAACTCCAGTAATAAGAGCCGAAACAAGCTGGGCCTGGTTCAATTTTATGCTTGGCGAAAATGCTAAAAGTTTCGATGATGGGGGTTTGAAAAACCTTCACATATCTAGAGCCTTGCAAAGCACTGTAAAAAACGAAATATCTTGGCTGGGCAGCGTTCCCATTGACGCACTGATACAAATTCGAAAAACAGACGCGCTTGATGAAATACGCAACATTTTAGGGTCTGGATTATCTGAAATCATAGACACTCGCCCCGACAACTTCTTTAGAACAGGCGATAGAGTTTTAGAAAATCTGCAAGGGGCGTTCCGCGAGCATGAAAAAAAGATCGGCCAACTCCGAGCAAAAAAATGGAAATTTGCTGGTCTAGACATTGGTTCATTCATAGTTTTCGGAGGAATTGAAATTGCAGCGGCCATCACCGGAACCCCCACATGCGGAGCTATTGCAGCAGCAGCAAACTTAACTGGGCTCATTCCCAGTGCTAAAGACATAAAAGAAAAATTTCAGACAATCCAAAGAGAGAACGCAAATATAAACAATACAGGTGTAGGCATCTTATTCAATACCAAAAAATAATAGTGCGCGCTTAAAGCGTGCAGCCATAGTGCTTCACGCTTTACGTCAACTCAGAATTCCAATGAGTAAGGTTTGAAACTTACAACCGCCTCACCTAACCAGTCATTCACCTGCGCCATACGCGCCTGAATCGGCTCCAGCTCATTGGCCGCATAGATCTGGGCAGCCTCCCTGATCGACCCAAACCCACCCGCGTTCTGCGGCACGATGCCCATCAACTGCGGCGGAATGCGCAAGCTGGCCAGCACATCGTCGCGGGTCTGGTTTTTGATGGAGTTGAATTCGTCCTTGGCCGTCACTTCGCTGACCGGGATGATCTGCAACCCGTCCTTTTTGCCGTTCGGCGAGTACACGAACAGGTTGCGGAAGTTGCCAGGTCCCTTGGAATCCTTGAGCGCTTTGCGCAGGGAGTCGACATCCGCCTCGTTCTGCGCGGCGTCGGTCATGTAGAGGATGAAGCCGGCATGACTGCCGTTCTCGTAATACTTGCGTCGAAAGAGCGTGGCCGACTCGTTCAGCAATGCCGACTGCAAGGCGCTTATCCACTCAGGCAGACCGTACACTTCCTGGTGCAGATCCGCCTCCCGCAGGTGGAAAACGGTGCCCGGCTCAAATTCGTGCTCTTCCTTCCAGCCCTGCACCATGAACTGCCGACCATCCTTGCCCGAGCGCATGTACTTCGCCAGCGGCGGCACCAGCTCGCGCACCGGGCCGAGCATCGAGCGCCGCCCTTCCAGATAGCCGTTGCCCAGGCACAGGAAGTCCAGGGCGAACTGTTCGAACGCCGCGCGCGACAACAACCGGTGCGGGATAAACGTCTTGCTCAACAGGTTGCGTTTGAACATCAGCCCCGAATGCAGATGCACACTGGACCCGACCGACCGCGCCAGACCGTCCAGCGACAGCGGCGGCTCGTACCACCGCCCGTTAAACCAGCACTCCAGATAATCGAACACCTCCCGGCCGCTCAGCACCGGTGACGGGTCGCCAAAACTGAACGCCTCCATCTTGGTGTCACTGCGCGGTATAAATTCCTGCGTCGCCACGACGGGCGTCTGGGCCAACTGCTTGGTATTTCTGCGGCGGTTCGACATCAAAAAATCTCCATCCGCCCGGTATTGGCAGTGGTCTGCCCTTCCAGCGGTTCGTTGTGCAATGCGTGAAAGAGCGCCCACGCCAGGTCGGCGTGGCCGGTGTTGTCGTTGCGGCCGGCGGTGTAGGTGAATTGGCGACCGCCTGCGGTGATGGTTTTGCGGATCGCCATCAGCGACTGCGCCATGTCGGTCCAGCCGGCGTCAAACTCCAGCCGGCCGCGGTGGATCACGTCGTAGGCCTTCAGCACCAGGCGGGTCTTAACCTCGGGCGAGTAGCTGAACGTGGTGACGTTGGGGAAAAATTGACGCACCAGCTGCGCCACGCCGCTGCCCAGGCCGGTGACATCGATCCCGATGTACGTCACCCAGTAGCGGTCGCATACAGCTTTGATGAAGCTGGCCTGCGCCGCGAAGTCCATGCCGCGAAACTGATGCCGCTCCAGCACCCGGAACTTGCCCCCCGGTACCAGCGGCGGCGCGACCACCACCATGCCCGAGCAGTCGCCGGTTTCCGCAGGGTCATAACCCACCCACACCTGGCGGTCGCCAAAAGGCCGCATGGCAAATGGCTTGTAGTCCTCGGCCCACTCGACCCAGCTGTCGACCATGCAGGGTTGCAGCACCGTCAGCGGAAATATGCTCGCGCCGTCGTCGACGAACTCACACATCAGCAGGTTGGCGAACGCCTCGGGGCTGTACTCGCGGCGCAGTTCTTCAATGTCGAACAGGTCGCAGCCGCCCTGCTCCGCGTCGAGGATGGTGACGATCTGGCGCCACAACCGGTCCTCGCAAAACCGCCCTTGCTGGAGCGCACCATGGGAAACGTCGACCTTGGTGTGCTGCGCCGCTGGCTTGCCCTTGTTGAAGCGCTCGCCAGTCCAGAATGTGTAGGCTTCGTGAGCCATGGTCGAGGGCGTGGAGAAGTAGGTTTTGCGCCACTTCTTGTGCATCGCCATGCCCGACGCGACCTTGTTCAGTTCCTCAAACTTGAACGTCCAGAAGAACTCGTCGAAGTAGAAATTGCCGTGGTAGCCCTGGGCGGTGCGCGCATTGGTCCCGAGGAAGAACAGTTCGGCGCCGTTCGGCAAGACGATGGGATCACCGGTCAGCTCGACGCCGATGACCTCGCGGGCAAACGCCTGGATGTACCCGCGAAACAGATAAGCCTGGTTCTTCGACGCCGACAGGAAGATCTGATTACGCCCGGTCTCCAGCGCATCAATGAACGCCTCGCGGGCAAAATAGTAAGTGGCACCGATCTGCCGGCTCTTGAGGATGACGCGGGTGCGCTGATTGCCCGCCCGGTGCCAGTCTTTCTGGTAGTCGAAGCACCCGTCGATAAACGCTTCGCGCAGCAGCTCGATCTGGTCTTCGCTGATGTCATTTTTCGGCGTTTTCTTCTTCGGCCCCTCGTTGCGCTTGGCAAGGTTGGGGTTGAGTTCGGTTTCGGTACCGCCGCTTTGAAAACGCTGGATTCTGGCCTGGCGCTCCAACTGCCGGTGCAGCAGGTCGATCTCTTTGAAATCACCGCCGCTTTTGCCTTCCTTGAGGATCAGTTGCACCAGCCGCGCTTCCAGCGCCCCGCCGATTCGCTCGACATTATCCGCCCGGTCCCACTCGTCGCGGGCCTTCCAGCTGTGTAGCGTTTTTTCCTTTTCGCCCGTAGCCTCGGCAATCTCGCAGATGCGCCAACCCATCCAATACAGAAACTTGGATTGTCGTCGGGGATCGATTGGGAGCAGTTCAGTCGTAGTCATGGCCGCGATGCTGCCGCCCGCGCTTGCGAGTCAGTAGCTCCGCCCCTTGTAGTCCCGCTCTCTACAATCCCGCCCCGTTGCCGCAACTCGCGCGCGTCACGACCATGCCCCTCATTGCAACGCACTTAGCGCCCAACGCATTGAGGATTCCCGGCATGAAGAAATTTCGCAGCAATTGGTTCCGCGTCGCCGTCGAGGGCGTTACCTCCGACAAGCGGACCATCAAACGCAGCTGGCTGGAACAGGCTGCGAAGAACTTCAACCCGTCCACCTATGGCGCCCGTATCTGGCTGGAGCATTTCCGCAGCCTGCTGCCCGACAGCCCGTTCAAAGCCTATGGCGACGTGCTCGCGGTCAAGACCGAAGAAGTGGAAATCAACGGTGCGAAAAAGCTGGCCCTGTTCGCCCAGGTCGAACCGACGCCCGATCTGATCGCCATGAACAAGGCCAAGCAGAAGATTTATACCTCGATCGAAATCGACGACAGCTTCTCGGACACCGGCGAGGCCTACATCGTCGGCCTGGCGGTGACCGACTCCCCGGCCAGCCTGGGTACCGACGTACTGTCCTTCTCTGCGCAGAAGCCCGAATCCAGCCCATTCAAAGACCGCCATTATTCCGCGACGTCGATGTTCACCGAGGCGGTGGAAACCGAGCTGCAGTTTGAGGAGATCGAAGACAAGCCAAGCCTCGGCGCCCAGCTTTTCAGCAAAGTGCAGGCGCTCTTGGGCGGCAAACAAGCGAAGGACGATGCCGAATTCGCTCAGATGGGCCAGGCCGTGGAAGCGATTGCCGACCACGTCAAAGACCTGCCCGACCAACTGGCCGCGGAGAAGAAATTCTCCGGCGAGCTGAATACCAAGGTTGAGCAGCTCAGCAAAGACTTGGTCGATCTGAAAACCACCCTCGGCAAAACCCAAGACCATTCCCAAACCCAGCGCCCACCGGTAACCGGCGGCGGCAAACAAGCCCTGGCTGAGTTCTGACCTGCGGCCTACACCGCCCAGCCCACTATCGGAGACACCCATGCGTAACGACACTCGAAAACTCTTCACCGGCTACCTCAGCCAGGTCGCACTGCTCAACGGCGTTGAATCGGCCACCGCCACATTCAGCGTCGACCCAACCATCCAGCAGCGCCTGGAAACCAAGATTCAGGAGTCGAGCGAGTTCCTGACCAAGGTCAACGTAATCGGCGTCGATGAACAGGAAGGCGAAAAGGTCGGCCTGGGCGTGGGCGGCACCGTTGCCAGCCGTACCAACACCAACGTCAAAAAACGTGAACCGCGCAGCATTGGCGCTCTGTCGAGCGACAAGTACAAGGCCGAACAAACCGACTTCGACACCTTCGTCAGCTACAAACAGCTCGACGCCTGGGCCAAGTTCCCGGACTTCCAAACCCGCCTGTCCAGCGCCATTGCTCAACGCCAGGCGCTCGACCGCATCCAGATTGGTTTCTATGGCGTTTCAGCCGCAGAGCAAACCGACCGCACGGCGCACCCGCTGTTGGAAGACGTCAACATCGGCTGGCTCCAGCAGTACCGCACCCACGCACCCGACCGCGTGCTGAAGGAAGGTGCCGTCGCCGGCAAGATCACCATCGGCAAAACCGGCGACTTCAAAAACATCGACGCCCTGGTCTACGACGCCATCCAATTGCTCGACCCTTGGTATCGCCGCAACCCTGGCCTGGTGGTGATGACCGGCCGCGAGCTGGTCCACGACAAGTTCTTGGCCCTGGTCAACAAGGACCAGGACGCGACCAACACCCTGGCAAGTGACCTGATCATCTCGCAACGCCGCGTCGGTGGCCTGCCGCTGTACGAGGTGCCATACATTCCTGAAGGCACGATCCTCATCACCACCTTCGCCAACCTGTCGGTGTACTGGCAGATCGGCGCCCGTCGCCGCTACCTCAAGGAGGAGCCGGAGTGGAACCGCGTCTCCAACTTCGAATCGTCGAACGAGGCCTATGTGGTTGAGGAATACGGCCTCGGATGCCTGCTGGAAAACATCACTCCGGTCGAGGGTTAACCCATGGCACTCAGCATCGCCCAAGCCCACCAACGCCGCGCTCGCGCGGCAATGGAAGCGGCCAAAACGGCGCCGCAGCAGTCTATGGCCGGTGCCACCGCCTACGAGCATCAGCTGAATCAGCTGCTGCAGGACCGGTTGCGCTTGAAAGCCATCCAGTCCAACGAAGGCAAGGCCGCGCTCAAGCTGCAACTGCTGCCCGAGCACATCCCGTATGTCGAGGGTGTACTTGAAGCCGGCAACGGCGCCCAAGACGACGTCATGACCACCGTCATGGTCTGGCGCATTGACGTCGAGGACTACAGCGGCGCCCTGGATATTGCGGACTACGTGCTCAAGCACAAGCTGATCATGCCTGACCGTTTTGAGCGCACCACCGGTTGCCTGGTGGCGGAGGAAATTGCCACCGCCGCGCTGAAAGCCCAGAAGGCCAACGGCAGTTTCGACCTGGGCATCTTGCACCGCACCGTCGAGCTGACCGAGGCCGAAGACATGCCCGATCAGGCCCGCGCCAAGCTATTCCTGGCAACGGGCCGCGCGACCTTGCATGGCATCACCGCCGAAGAGCCAGGCCAGCCCGGACAGATTCAAGCCGGTATCGATCTACTCAAACGCGCCATCGAGCTACACGACGGCTGCGGCGGCAAGAAGGATTTGGACGGCGCCGAGCGTCTCCTGAAAAAACAGGCTGCCCCCAGCAGCTAACCGAGCGTCCCCACGCACCCCGCCGGCTCGGGGCGGATCGGCCAGGCCGCTCCTCCTGAACGTGAAGCCCCGACCACCGGCGACCTATTTTCGAGTGCAGTCATGAGTGCATTTGTAGCCAGCGGCACCGTCGACAGCGGCCATATCAACACCGACCCGTTCTGGCCGTCGATTGATCTGGACGGCTTGCGCGCCACCCTGCGCATCGACGGCAGCGTCACCCCGGCCCGCCTGGAAACCGCAGTGATCGCCGCCGCAATCAACTTGAACAACGAACTGAGCGAATGGCGAGCCGCGCAACAAGCCGCAGGCTACACCACCCTGGCCGAGGTGCCGGGTGATCGCATCAAGGACGTGTCGGTAAAGGTCCACCTCTACCGCCGCGCGATCGAGGCCGGAACCGGTGCCGAAGTTTGCGAGCGCTACCGCGACTACAGCGCCACAAACACCGGCAGCGACAAAGCGGAAGCACTCACCCCGAACATCGACGACTACCGCCGCGACCTGCGCTGGGCGGTGCGCGACTTCCTCGGCCGCACGCGCACCACCGTGGAGCTGATCTGATGCCCGTCGCCGTCCGCGCCAATCAGAACGACACCGTCGACGCACTCTGCTGGCGGCACTACGGCCGAACCGCTGGCGTCACCGAGGCCGTGTTTGAAGCCAACCCCGGCCTGGCCGACCACGGCCCCATCTTGCCGCAAGGCCTTGTCGTCAACATGCCCGAAGCCCAAACCAGCGCGCCCCAGCGGCAGATGGTGAACCTATGGGACTGACACTGCAGCACCAAGCCCTTGAACCCACCAACCTTGGACAACGGAATGAAGCGCATGCCTGAACGTCCTGACACCTGGGCCTGGCTCGCCGCCTGGCTCGAACAGAACTGGCCGACTCTGTACGCCGGAGTCCTCGCCTTGATCATCGCGGCCCTGCGGATCATGTACGGCGGCGGCACCCTCCGGCGCATGCTGATCGAGGCCCCGCTGTGCGGCACGCTGGCCCTGGCCGCGAGCCATGGCCTGGCCCTGCTTGGCATTCCGACATCCACCGCGCCGTTTTTCGGTGGGGTCATCGGTCTGCTCGGCGTTGAAGGTACCCGCGCGGCGGCCAAGAGATTTTTCAACCGTAAGGTGGAGCAGCTATGACCACTCTTCGCCACGGCGACCGCTCGCAAGCGGTGCTGATCCTGCAAAAGAACCTCAACCGGCACGGCGCCAACCTCGTGCCGGACGGTGATTACGGCGACACCACCGAAGCCGCTGTCCGCGCCTATCAGGTCAAAGTCGGCCTGGTAGCCGATGGCATCGCCGGCACCAAGACCCAGACCAGCCTGGCCGGTGGCGACTGCGCCGCTCTGTTACGCAACCACGATCTGGTGACCGCTGCCGAACGCCTCGGCGTACCGCTTGCGGCCATCTACGCGGTCAACGAAGTGGAATCCAAGGGAAAGGGCTTTCTCGATAACGGCAAGCCGGTGATCCTGTTCGAACGACACATCATGTACCGCCAGCTCGCCACGGCCCGAAACTCAGGCGACGACACGGCCGAACTCAAACGTCATGCCGACCACCTCGCCACAGCCAACCCTGCCCTGGTCAACCCAAAGCCCGGCGGATACATCGGCGGTACCGCCGAACACCAGCGCCTGGCCATGGCCCGCTTGATCGACGACACCGCCGCGCTGGAGTCGGCTTCCTGGGGCGCATTTCAGATCATGGGCTTTCACTGGAAGCGCCTCGGCTATGCCAGCGTGCAGGCTTTCGTGGCAGCGATGAGTGCCGACGAATCACAGCAGTTCGACGCCTTCACTCGTTTTATCGAGACCGACCCAGCGCTACACAAGACCCTGAAAGCCCGCAAATGGGCCGAATTCGCCAAGCTCTACAACGGACCGGACTATCTGCGGAATCTCTACGACACCAAGCTCCAGCGCGCCTACGAGCGGCACGCCGGCTGCGATTGCGGACAAGGGGTGGCGGCATGATCGACTTCGAAGCGTTGCAAAAACTTCGGGTGCAGGACGGTGACCTGCTGGTGGTGCCGGAGTCGACCGAACAGGACGACATGCAGCTGTTGGCTGAGGCCATCCAGTTGATGAATGGCGCGAGGGCCGTGATCGTGCGCGGCCCCATCAAGCAGCTCGACTCCGCGGCTATGAACAAACTCGGCTGGTACCGCGCGTGAGTACCTTGCGCCAGGCCCTGTACGGCATCGCCCTGCTCGGCGCCCTGACGCTGCTGATCTGGGGCCAGCAACAGCGCATCGACGTCGCCGAAAGCCAAGCCGAGCTGGCAAACGCTACGGCCAAGACCGCCCGCGAAGACGCCGACCGCAACCTGCGGACCGCTAACACCCTCACTGCCACCCTGAAACAGGAACGCGACGCACAGAGCACCCTACGCGCTCAGCAGGATCAACTGCACCAGAGCCTGGCGAAACGCGAGCGAACAATAGAGGAGCTGAAACGTGAAAACGACGAACTACGCAACTGGGCTGCTCAGCCTTTGCCTGACGCTGCTCGCCGGCTGCGCGAGCGCCCCGCCATCACTGGCGCCGCCGCTTATCGTGACTGGCTGTCCGGCCGTGGTGCCGTGCCACCTGCTGGCGACCAGCCCCCTCAACAACGGTGATCTACTGACCGACGAAGACCGCGCCGAAACCGCCTGGGCCGACTGCGCGGCTCAGGTCGACATGGTCTACAAACACCAGCAGGGCAACCCATGAACAAGCCAGAAAGCCTGCGCGCGCACCTTTTAGCTACCGTTGCCGAGTTCAAGCACAACCCCGACCGCCTTCTGATCTTCATCGACAACGGCAAGGTCCGTTGCACGGCCGCGCACACCCTATCGTTTGAATACAGCTTTGACCTGCAGATCATCCTCACCGAGTTCGCCGGCCACCCCGACAGCGTGATCTTGCCGATCCTTGGTTGGCTGAGCGTCAACCAATCCGAGCTGCTGGAGAGCCTCGACAAGGTCAAAACCGGCATCCAGTTCGAGGCCGACATCCTCGACAAAAACAAGGTGGACCTCAGTCTGACCCTGCCGCTGACAGAGCGGGTGGTGGTCGGAAAAGATGACCAGGGCAACACCACCGTGAAGCACCCGAACGAACCACAGTACGTGGCGGGCTACCTCGACCCGAACTGGAAGCCCGGGGCCCAGGGCAACACCAGCGAATGGAGGGTGCCTGATGGCAAATAACCTGGAAGCGCTGGAGACCTGGGCGGCGGTGCTACTGGATCGGCTTGAGCCAGGGAAGCGCAGCAAACTTGCCCGGAGCATTGGGCAAGAGCTGCGCCGCAATCAGCAGAAACGGGTCATGGCCCAGGAAAACCCCGACGGGAGCAAATTTGCACCGCGCAAGCAGCGGAACCTTCGGGGGAAGCAGGGGCGGGTTAAGCGAAAGCTGGCGATGTTCAAGAAGCTGCGGACCGCGTCGTATCTGAAGGCCCGAGGGGATAGCAATGCCGTGTCGGTGGGCTTCACCGGGCGCATTGCACGGATTGCCAGAGTTCACCAGTATGGTTTAAAGGACCGAGCAGAGCGTAGTGCTCCTGACGTGCGATATGAGCAACGCGAAGTGCTCGGTTTTACGGAATCAGACCTAGATTTGATTCGGGATAGCTTGCTTTCTCATTTGACTGCGTAGACTCATTTGCCGATCGGGTGTAAAAACAGCCCAAAAGGTTTAGTTCAGTGCCGAACTAAACCTTAACCGGTCAGAAAGGAGCTCTCCGTATGACAAGTACATTTCTTGCACACTGCCCTAGATGCGATGGAGAAAGAACATGCAACATTCTCGGGGCTTTTGAAGATGTCTGGGACTGGACAGATGGAGAGCACTCTCTAAATGGCCAAGACGATCACAAACTTGCTCAGTGCGCAGGCTGTACAACTGTTTTCTATCACAAAAGTAGCTGGAACTCGGAAAACTGGCAGTGTGGCTATCACCCGGTTACCAGAAAGGAAATTATTTTTAATCCTCGAAAAATTGAAACGTACCCAGCACCGGAGAAGAAAAGCCAGAAACCAGACTGGGTTTGGGGTATTGGGCAGATAGACCCGCAGCTCCATACGATATTGGATGAGGTCTATCAGGCTTATGAGGTTGGCTCTTTTATACTTGCATCTGTTGGCCTAAGAACAGCGTTAGATCGAACTACAGAAATTCTACAAATAGATCCAGGTCTTTCTCTGGAAAAGAAAGTTAAAGAGTTACAGGAGCAAGGATATATCGGTGAGACAGAAGCCCACACGCTTTCCGTTGTCACCGATGCAGGGAGCGCAGCTGCTCACCGTGGCTGGTCACCTGACCAGAAAGCGTTTGCGATTCTGATCACAACACTTGAGCAGTTCATATATCGAGTCGTTGTTACCGGTAAGGCAGCACTCAGTTTGACTGAAGGTATTCCTGCTCGACATCCGCGCCCTAAAAAGCCGGCTAAGCCCAACGGTTAAGTTGTACATGTCGCTGTTACAACCCGCCTAAGCTGCACTCCCACGCGCGTGGCGCCACCATCGGCGCCATGAACGACTTAGCCGCCCTCTCCCGCATGCTCGAAAATCTCATCCGCTTCGGCGTCATCGCCGCCGTGCAGATGGAGCCCCCACGCGTGCAGGTAAAAACCGGGACACTGACCACCGCCTGGCTTCCATGGCTCGCCCTACGTGCCGGGGCAGACCGTGAATGGGACCCGCCCACCGTCGACGAACAGGTCATCCTGTTCAGCCCATCCGGCCAGCTCGCCAATGGCGTCGTCATCACCGGTCTACCCAGCGACCACATCCCCGCCAATGGCAACCGCGCCGGCCTGCACCGCCGCACCTACGCCGACGGCACGGTGATCGAGTACGACAGCGTGGCCCACCACCTTAACGCCACGTTGGTCGACGGCGGCACTACCAACCTGATTAGCACCGGCGGCATCAACCTGATAGGCGACATCACGCATCGGGGCGACTACATCCAAACCGGGAATCAAACCGTCACTGGCCGGGTTAACGTCTCGGTTGACGTGGTCGCCGCCGGGGTCAGCCTAGTCAACCACCCGCACACCGGCGTCAAGTCCGGCGGCGACCAGTCCGGAGTGCCGATCCCATCATGAATCGACATACCGGCGGCGCCATCAGCGAGCGCGAGCACATCAGTCAGTCGATCACCGACATTCTCACCACTCGCATCGGCACACGCGTCGAGCGCCGCGAATACGGCAGCCTGTTGCCCGAGCTGGTGGACCACCCGTTCAACGACGTCACACGCCTGCGCGTATACGCCGCCGCAGTCATGGCAGTGATGCGCTGGGAAACCCGGATCAGCCTGAGTCGCGTGCAGTTCGTGGGAGCGAATATGCAAGGCCAGGCCCTGATCGATCTGGAGGGCACTGTGGTGGACACCAATGAACCGCTGAGCCTCAGCGTGCCGCTGCAGTTGGGAGGCAGTGTATGAACAGTTTCGTCGCCATCGACCTTAGCCAGCTGCCCGCGCCGCAGATCGTCGAGCAGGTCGACTTCGAAAAGATCCTGGCTGAGCGCAAAGCTCATATGATCAGCCTCTGGCCGCCCGAAGAGCAGGCCCAAATCGCCACACGCTTGGAGATTGAATCGGAACCATTGACCAAGCTGCTGCAGGAAAACGCCTACCGCGAAACCGTGTGGCGCCAGCGAGTCAACGAGGCATCGCTTGCCAATCTGCTTGCCACCGCGCGCAACACTGACTTGGAACAGCTGGCGGCCAACTTCAACGTCAAGCGCCTGGTCATTCAGGAAGGCAAAGCCAACGCGGTGCCGCCCGTCCCGAAGCTGATGGAAGGCGACGACAGCCTGCGCGAGCGTGCGCAGATGGCCTGGGAGGGTCTGAGCACAGCCGGCCCACGCAACAGTTACATCTTCCACGCCAGAGCTGCGGATGGTCGCGTGGGCGACGCCACGGCCGAAAGCCCCTCTCCTGCGGTTGCCGTGGTGACAGTCCAATCCCTGTTGGGCGACGGCACGGCGCCGCCCGAGCTGCTTGCCATCGTCAATGCTTACCTGAGCGATGAAGACCGCCGGCCGGTGGCCGACCGCCTGATTGTCCAGGGCGCCGAAATCCTAAAGTATCCGGTCGAGGCCAAGCTCTACCTGCTGTCGAGCGGGCCAGAGTCGGAACCGGTGATGGCCGCTGCCGAGCAACGCCTGCTGGCATACGTCCATCAGCGACGCCGCCTGGGGATGGAGGTCTCGGAATCGGCCCTGCACGCCGCGCTGCATGTCGAGGGTGTGCGAAAGGTCGAGCTGGAAGGCTGGGTAGACATCGTCGCGACTAAGGCTCAAGCCCCTTTCTGCACCGACGTCAGATTGACTCGAGGCGCGGAGTGATGGCTGAGCAGCATCTGTTACCGGCCAACGCCACGCCGCTGGAGCGCCAGGCGGCTCAGGCTCTCGCGCAGATCCAGCGCGTACCGATCCCCTTGCGACAGCTCTGCAACCCGGACACCTGCCCCGTCGATCTTTTGCCGTACCTGGCATGGGCCTTTTCAGTCGACCGCTGGGACAGCAAGTGGACGGAAGCCGCGAAACGGACCGCCATTCGTTCATCCCACTACATCCACTCGCGCAAGGGCACCATCGGTGCACTGCGCCGCGTCGTCGAGCCGCTGGGCTACCTGATTGAGGTGCTGGAGTGGTGGCAGACCACACCCTTGGGCGTGCCAGGGACGTTCGCCATCAAGGTGGGCGTGCTGGAAACCGGTATCACCGAAGAGATGTATCAGGAGCTGACCTGGCTCATCGATGACGCCAGACCGGTCACCCGCCACCTGACGGGCCTGGCCATCAGCCTCGAAACCACCGGCACAGTGTTTATCGGGGTCAGCGTTTACGAAGGCGACGAACTCAGTGTTTACCCACCGACTCAGCGCGACATCGATGTAAGCGGCTACCTTGCCGTCGGTGGCCGCGAACATCACATTGACACAATGGACATTTACCCATGACCGACCAAAACAGCCAGTTCTTCGCGATCCTCACCGCCGTCGGAGAGGCCAAGCAAGCCAACGCGGACGCGCTCGGCGTGCCGTGGACTTTCGCCCAGATGGGTGTCGGGGATGCCAACGGTACCGAGCCAATTCCCAGCCGCACGCAAACGAAACTGATCAACGAGCGTCGGCGCGCACCACTCAACCAGGTGAAGGTCGACCCGAAGAACGCGAGCATCATCATCGCCGAGCAGATCATCCCCGAAAGCATCGGTGGCTGGTGGATTCGTGAGATCGGCCTTTATGACGCAGCCGGCGATCTGGTCGCCATTGCCAACTGCGCACCGACATTCAAACCCCTGCTTACCCAGGGTTCTGGTCGCACCCAAGTCATTCGGATCAACCTGATCGTCAGCAACACGTCGAACATTGAGCTGAAAATTGATCCATCGGTTGTCCTGGCAACACGAGAATATGTGGATGCGTGGTTTCTCAACGTGCTGCCTGAAACCCGGCCAGAGGGCAGGTACACGCGGGTAAACATCAACAAGCGCGGCATCGTCGTTGGTGGTGATAACCCTTCGACGTTCCAAGATATGGGCCTCATTGGTGGAACATTGTTTGATTCCATCAACATGGCCGAGGCAAAGGCGATCTACATTCAGCCTGTAGGGTCCCCGTCCTGGGCAAGCGGCCTCATCGCTGGGAGCAACGGTGGCGAGAAAGGCGGGCTTGGTTTTACCGGAAGTTACAACGCCATCACCTCGATGTTCATGGGGCTCGGCTCTACGCCCTGGGCGAGTGGCAATGGTATTCGTGTCACCTCCAGCGGGGTCGATATCACCGGCCCGATCACCGGTGTCGGCTCGGGCCTGACCGGACTCAAGTTTTCGGCCTTGACGGGTACGCCCAACACGCTTGCCGGGTACGGTGTTTCATTCGCCAGCCAGGTCGAAGCCGAAACAGGGGCAGATACCAACAAACCCATGAATGCTCTGCGTGTCTTTCAGGCTATTGCCGCGAAAGTTATTCAGGCTACCGAGAGCGCCATGGGTCTTGCACGTATTGCGCCGCAGAACGTAGTCAACGCCGGCGACGACGACATCACCATCGTGACGCCGAAGAAACAACGATGGGGCTTTAGGATTCTGATCGGCCGGGTTGGCTATATCGTGTTTCCGACCTGGCTCAAAGGCTGGATTGTTCAATGGAACGTGGGGGTTTCTCTCACCGGTTCAGCAATCAACACCACGTACTTCCCCATCCCATTTCCAACGGATGTCGGCGCTGTAGTCGTTGGTGCGTACAACAACAACGCCTCGGGTGACTACAGCGTTCGCCTGAGTGATGGCATAGGCGGTGCTTCGGGCGCCGTGTATGCCGATCGTTTTACGACCTACAACACCGGCGTCACAGGCTCGGCGGGTTTGAGTTTTATCGCGGTTGGCACTTGAGGAAAAAACAATGAATTACGCAACATTTCATCCCGATGGAACGCTTAATCAACGCCTGATTAAGGGCATGCATGAAATCCCGAAAGGTGCTGTCGAAGTTGATGAGGCGTTATGGTTAAGGCTCATCCGCGAAAACGACGGCATCTGGTCGATTGATGCTGACGGAAAGATCACTAAGCAATTGTTACCCTCAGCTCCCCAGACTCGTGAAGACGTCGAGCGTCTGCGGCTTGCGGCTTATGCTGAGCCTGTTGTTGGATCTGACCGCTACTTCGCCGAAGCCAGCCGCATGCAGGTCATGGGCGAGGCAGGCTGGGAGGCGGTGCGGGACGCCGGCATTGCTCGCTTCAACGAAATCCAAACGCGATATCCGTGGCCTGAAGACCAGTTCGCTCAATAACTTTCTCTCTCGCCCTGTATAGCCAAGCCCTACAACTCCACGCGCTCGCCCAATCGGCGCGCGCGCGGCAGCCTGTGCACTGTCATTCCATCACAGCGCAGGCAACCACCCATGGCCGGTTCAGACTATCTCCACGGCGTGCGGGTCATCGAACTCAACGACGGCACCCGCCCCATTCGTACCATCCCCACCGCAGTCATCGGCCTGGTTTGCACGGCAGAAGATGCGGACCCGCTCGTATTCCCGCTCGACACCCCGGTACTGCTGACCAGCGTGCAAAGCGCCATCGCCAAAGCCGGTGTCAAAGGCACCCTGGCCAGCAGCCTGCAAGCCATCGCGGACCAGACCAAGCCCTACACCATCGTCGTGCGGGTCAAGGAAGGTGCAGACGAAGCCGCTACCACCAGCGCGCTGATCGGCACCACCACCGCCGACGGCAAATACACCGGCATGAAAGCCCTGCTGGCTGCCAAGGCACGGGTGGGCATGACGCCGCGCATCATCGGTGTGCCTGGTTACGACAGCCAGCCGGTAGCCACCGCCCTCGTTTCGATTCTTCAGGACCTGCGAGCCTTCGGCTACGTGAGCGCCTGGAACTGCAAAACCAAGGAAGAGGTGGTCGCCTACCGCGAAAACTTCGGTGCCCGTGAACTGATGTTGATCTGGCCGGACTTCCTGAACTGGGACACCGTCACCAGCAAGACCGTTACCGCTTATGCCACGGCTCGCGCCCTGGGCCTGCGGGCGAAGATCGATCAGGAGACCGGGTGGCACAAGACCCTCTCCAACGTCGCCGTCAACGGCGTGACCGGTATCAGCGCCGACGTGTTCTGGGATCTGCAAAACCCGGCCACCGACGCCAACTACCTCAACAGCAACGAGGTCACCACCCTGATCAACGAGGGCGGCTTTCGTTTCTGGGGTAGCCGCACCTGCAGCGACGATCCGTTGTTTGCCTTCGAAAACTACACCCGCACCGCTCAGATCCTTGCCGACACGATGGCTGAGGCCCAAATGTGGGCCATGGACAAGCCAATGCATGCGTCCCTGGTGCGGGACATCATCGAAGGTATCAACGCCAAGTTCCGCGAGCTGGTTGCCCAGGGCTATCTGATCGGAGGGAGCTGCTGGTACCCGGAAGATATCAACGACAAAGACACCCTCAAGGCCGGCAAGCTGACGATCGATTACGACTACACGCCTGTGCCGCCCCTGGAGGACCTCACCCTGCGCCAGCGCATCACCGACCGCTACCTGATGCAGTTCGCAGCCGCTGTAAACGCTTAAACCGGGCCTCCCCGCAAGGGGAGTTAACCCCGTGCCATAACCCCGGAGAACACCGCCATGGCCCTGCCACACAAACTGAAAAACATGATGCTGTTCAACGACGGCGGCAGCTACAGAGGCAAAGCCAAGACCGTCACCCTGCCCGCCCTGGCCCGCAAGATGGAAGCCTATCGCGCCGCCGGTATGAATGGACCGGTCAAGGCGGATCTGGGCTTCTCCGACGATGGCATCCAGCTGGAGTGGAAGCTCGGCGGTCTCGATCTGATCGTGCTCAAGCAGTTCGGCACTGTAAATGCGTCGGGGGTAGCGCTGCGTTTCGCAGGGGCTTACGAACAGGATGACACCGGGGAAGTCAGTGCGGTGGAAGTCACCGTGCGCGGCCGTCACGAAACCATCGAAATGGGTGACGCCACCCCAGGTGAGGACACCGAGCATTCCATCACCACCACCTGCACCTACTACAAGCTGACCGTCGACAACGAAGACATCATCGAAATCGACCTGCTCAACTTCATCGAGAAGGTCGGCGGCGTCGACATGCTGGAGAAACAGCGCTCCGCCATCGGCCTTTGATCCTCGACCTCGATCGATAACCACATCCCTCATCACTAGGAGCTTTGCCCATGAAACCCGTATCCACAGAACAAGCCGACGTCAAACCACTGGCCGACGACAACACCGTCATCCTCGACACGCCGATCCGCCGTGGCACCACCACCATCAACAGCATCACCCTGCGCAAACCCAACGCGGGCGAGCTGCGCGGTGTGAGCCTGGCCGAACTGCTGCAAATCGACGTCAACAGCCTGGTGAAAGTCGTGCCGCGCATCAGTAACCCGACACTCACTGCCGTCGAAGTCACGTCGATGGACCCTGCCGATCTGTTCGCACTCGGCACCAAGGTGTGCGGTTTTTTGCTACAGAAATCGATGAAGACGGACGCATCCCTCGTTGCGTAGACGACGCCATGGCCGACCTGGCGGTGGTTTTTCACTGGGCACCGGCTGATATGGATCAGTTGGGCCTGCAAGAGCTGATGGAATGGCGCGAGCGCGCCAGGGTGCGGAGTTCGACCGATGGCAAATGATCTGCGACTACAGGTGCTGCTCAGTACCATCGACAAGGCCACTCGCCCGCTGAAGCACATCAGCGAGGGGGGCATTGAGACAGCACGCGCCCTTAAGGCCGCTCGCGACCGCCTGAAAGAACTCACCTCCCAGCAGAAGGACGTCAGCGCCTGGCGGGCTCAGCGGGCAGCTGCTGAACAAACCGGCGCGTCACTCACCGCTGCACGCGATCGCGTCAAATCCCTGAGTCAGGAACTCGCCGCCACGGATGCACCGACCAGGGCAATGACCCGCAGCTTCCAGGCAGCAGTGCGCGAGGCCACCCGACTCAAGCAGCAGCACCAGCAACAGAACGTGCAGTTGCAAGGGCTGCGATCGAAGCTCTACGACGCCGGCATCAGCACTAAAAATCTCGGCACCCATGAGCGCCAGCTGCGCGAGCAAATCAACGCCACCAACGCCAGCATCAGCACGCAAGGCAAGCGCATGGCCGAGCTGAGCGCCCAGCACAAGCGCGCGGCGTTGGCTCGTAGCCAGATGGAGAAGTCCCAGCGCGCCGCCGGCAACCTCGCGGTGAACGGCGCCGCAGGGCTGGGCGTGGGCTACGCTGCAACCCGACCGATTGCCGCCGCAGTCAAAGCCTTCGCGCCCAATGAGGATTCCGCCACACAGCTCAAGGTGTCGATGATGGACGACACCGGCAAGGTCTCGGAGGACTTCCAGAAGATCACCGACCTGGCCACCAAGCTGGGCGACCGCTTGCCAGGCACCACGGCGGACTTCCAGAACATGATGACCATGCTTCGGCGTCAGGGCCTGAGCGCGCAAAGCATCCTCGGCGGCACAGGTGAGGCGGCCGCGTACCTGGGCGTTCAACTGAAGATGGAGGCCACTGAGGCGGCGGAGTTTGCCGCCAAGATGCAGGACGCTACGCGCACCACTGAAAAAGACATGATGGGCCTGATGGACACCATCCAGCGCGGGTTCTATGCCGGTGTTGACCCAGGCAACATGCTCCAGGGCTTCAGCAAAATCGCCCCGGTGATGGACGTCATCAAAAAGTCAGGGATCGATGCAGCCAAGGAACTGGCGCCGCTGCTGATCATGATGGACCAGGCCGGTATGGAGGGCGGCTCCGCCGGCAACGCCTTCCGCAAAATCTTCCAGGCAGGGCTGGACGGGGACCACGTCAATAGCGCCAACAAGATCGCGGCCGGTGGCAATACTGGCGTGTCCTTCAAGTTCACCGACGACAAGGGAAACTTTGCCGGCCTGGAGAACCTGTATGCCCAGGTTGAAAAGCTCAAGGCCTTCAACGACGTCGACCGCAACGCCATCATTAAGAAGCTGTTCGGGGATGACGCTGAAACCCTGACCACGTTGAACACCATGATGAACAAGGGGCTGGCCGGATACCAGGAGGTCCAACAGAAGCTGAAAACTCAGGCCGATCTGCGTACCCGCGTCAACGAACAGCTCAACACCCTGACCAACATCATGGAAGCCGCTGAAGGCAGCTTCACCAACGCCATGGCAGAGTTCGGCGCGGCCGTTGCGCCGGAGCTAAAGGACCTGATCAAAACCCTGGGCGAGATCGCAAACAGCATCGGAGCGTGGGCCCGGGAGAATCCGAAATTGGCCGGCGGCCTGGTCAAGGTCGTGGCCGCGATCGGTGCGCTGGCATTCGTGTTCGGTGGCCTGGCGTTGACCATGGCGAGCATGCTGGGACCGTTCGCCGTGCTGCGCTACGGCATGACCATATTCGGTCTCCAGGGTGGCGGCATCACCAAAATGCTCGGCCGGTTGCTCCCCACGCTGACCGGGTTGGCTCGTAACGTGTTCCCTATGTTGGCCCAGGGTGCCCGTCTGTTCGCTACCACACTGGGTGGTGCTGTCAGCACAATCGGCACTGCGATACTCGCAACACCTATTGGATGGTTGATGGCAGCAATTGCAGCCCTCATCGCTGCGGGTTTCCTTGTTTACAAATACTGGAAGCCGATAAAAGGTTTCTTCCTCGGCTTCTGGCAAGGGCTTACCGCAGCCCTGCAACCCGTACTCAGTGGATTCAGTAAATTTGGCGGGCTGTTGAGCAGTCTGGCGAAAGCCGCCTATTCCATACCTGTTGTGGGGACTGCGTTGCGGCTGCTTGGCAGCATCGTAAAACCACTGTTCGACATGATCTCCGCCGGCATCAGCGGTCTGATTGGTTGGTTCAGTGACCTGTTGAAACCGGTCGACGACGTCGGCGGCGCGGCCCAATCGATGGGGCAGCGGTTCGGCGCAGCCTTCGGCAACATGATCATGACGCTGCTGCAGAGCATCAGCTCAATCGCCACTGGTGCCGTCAACCTATGGGCAAACATCAAGACCAGCTTTGACCAGGGCCTCTCTGGCATTCTTCAGTTGATCACTAACTTCAGCCCGCTTGGCTTGTTCTACCAGGCATTTTCCGGGGTTATGAACTTCTTCGGCCTGGAACTGCCTGGGAAATTCACCGAGTTCGGCAGCATGATCGTGAATGGTCTGGTCAATGGGCTGACAGCCGGTCTCGGCGCCGTCAAAGACACCATCAGCTCGATCGGCGACGCCAGCATCGGTTGGTTCAAGGAAAAGCTCGGCATCCACAGCCCGTCACGGGTGTTCGCGGAGCTGGGTGGGTTCACCATGGCGGGCCTCACCCAAGGCCTGGAAGGTGGGCAGAAAGGCCCTCTGAACGCGCTGACCAGCATGAGCAAACAGCTGACCGCCGCCGGCACCTTGGCCCTGGGCGCCACCGCCATGCCGGCGTTTGCCGTGGATAACACGCCACCCATCAGCAGTGCGCCCGCCGCAGCCGTTTACGACAGCCACGACACCTACGAATTCTCCATCACCGCCGGGCCTGGCACAGACCTGAAAAGCCTGGAAAAGACCGTGCGCGCCATGCTGGCCCGCATCGAAAACGAAAAGAAAGCGCGTCAGCGCAGCAAACTTTCGGACCTGGAATAACCACCATGATGATGGCCCTCGGCATGTTCGTGTTCAGCCTCAGAACCGTTGCCTACCAGGAGCTGCAACGCCAAACCGATTGGCGCCACGCCAGCAACAACCGCATCGGCGCCGCTCCTGCGCGGCAATTCGTCGGCCGTGGCGAAGACGCTATCACCCTCCCCGGCATCATCCTCCCGGAGCTGGCCGGCAGCGCCCTCAGCCTCGACACACTGCGCCTGATGGCAAACACCGGCAAGGCATGGCCCATGGTCGAAGGCAGTGGCCGGATCTACGGCCTGTGGGTGATCGAAAGCATGAGCGAGACCAAGACCATCTTTTTCAGCGACGGCACCCCACGGCGCATCGAGTTCACCCTGAGCCTGAAGCGTACCGACGACGACCGCATCGACCTGCTCGGCACGGCTACCAGCGTCGGTGCCAACATCCTGCGAGGCCTGCTGTGATCGAATCGGTCATTTCCAAAGTCACCGGCTACGTGCGCAGCACCGCCGAGCAGTATGTCCGTGACGCGGCCTATCCCGTGCCGGCCTTCAGGCTCACCGTCGACGGCATGGACATCGCGCAACTGGTCAGCCCGCGCCTGATGAGCCTGGAGCTGACCGATAACCGCGGCGTCGAGGCGGATCAACTCAGCATCACCCTCAGTGACCATGACGGCCTGCTGTCGATCCCGCCAAAGGGCGCGGTGTTGCGGTTGTGGCTGGGCTGGAGCGATACCGGCCTGGTGGACAAAGGCACCTATACCGTCGACGAAACCGAACACAGCGGCGCGCCGGATGTGCTGAGTATCCGCGCTCGATCGGCAGACCTGCGCAAGGGCCTGAAAACTAAACGCGAGCGCAGCTGGAGCAACACCACCCTCGGCAAAGTCCTGGGCGATATCGCCATCGGCAACGGCCTCAGCGCCACCATTGCCGGCGCGCTCGACGGCTTGCCCATCCTGCAGCTCGACCAGGCCAACGAATCCGACGCCAACCTTATCAGCCGCCTGGGCGAAGAATTCGACGCGGTGGCCAGCGTCAAAGCCGGGTGCCTGCTGTGCCTACCGGCCGGCGGAGGCAAGACCGCCAGCGGCCTGGATCTGCCACACATAACACTCACCCGCGCCGATGGTGACCAGCACCGATACCTGCAGGCCGACCGCGACAGCTACGACGGCGTGCGCGCGTACTACTACGACGTGAACAGCGCAAAAAAACAGGAAGCCATTGCCGGTGGCGGTGACAACCTCAAAGACCTGCGCCATACCTACAGCGACCAGCAGTCAGCCCTGCGCGCTGCCCGGTCTGAGTTCCGACGCCTGCAACGCGGCAGTGCCACACTCAGTTACAGCCTGGCTATGGGGCGACCGGATCTGATCCCCGAGCTGACGTACACGCTCCAGGGCGTGAAAGCGGAAATCGACGAGATCATCTGGTATGGCGGCAACGTGCAGCACAGCCTAAGTGCGGACGGCGGGTACACGGTCAGCTTGGAGTTGGAGAGCAAGCTGCCGGAGGACAATGTTGAAGACCTGGCAGAAGAGAACAAAGGGGATTACACGGGGATCATCGCGTACTACCGGGACCATAAAACTGGGAAGGAAAAGACGATTACGGCGGGGGATCAGTCGAAACCGAGACGGTTGCGGTGGCTATACGCGAGCGAGAAGACGGCCAAGCGGGCGGTGGATCGGGAGTGGAAAAAAATGCAGACCGTAGGCACATAAAGATTCACCCGCCCCAAAAAACAAAACCCGGCATTGCCGGGCTCCTCCGTCACTTCGCGTTTAACAGCACATCGAAAAACCGCAGAATGTCCTTTTGCTGCTGCTGATCAAGTTGCCTGAACATCTGCAAAACCAATCTCTCGCGTTGATTCAAACTCTCAAACTCAACGCTCTCCGACTGCTTGGCTTGCACCTCGTTACTCGCGGACATGTGTTACTCCCTTCAACACATCCGGATGCCCGGCACCAACCTAGGTGCCAACCAAAGCACCCGGAGGGGCGAGGAATTTTCAGCGCGTATAGGTGTGCCACCAGCCTACGTAAGAGTTCTCAGAAAATGGATCAGGGCTTAGAGCATAAATCCTGCGCAATTTGTACAAAGTTGCTGTAGTCCATCTTTATGGCTGGCATAGAGGGGTTTGGCTTCGTAATGTCTTGTCCGTCCGCCCAGCCGCGACTTTTGGCCTGGCTTCGGGCACTCCCATTTAGCGCATAGACAGTTCCGTCTGAGGTCTTTGCCAAGGCCTTAGGCGAAGGGCCTTCGCACATCAGATCGACACTTTCAACAGTGAACGGCCAGACGTCGCCAAATTCATCACTTGAGACTGTATGCACCTTCGCCCCCGCTATTGCAGTAGCAGAAAAAGCCAGAGCAGCCATCAGCGCCAAAACCTTGATTCCTTGGTTCATTCTCACTTCCCTATTTTTTTTGATTGAACGCCCGCAGGAGCCTTTTCACCGCACCTTTGTCGTCGTCGTCGAGCGACCGCACATGTTCGAGCATCTCGATTTCATCAGCAGACAGGGTTGGTTCTGCAACTGGCAGCCGTTGACCAATAACCACGTAAAGGATATCCACACCTTCGGCCGCCACAGCGGCGAGGTAGTCCGCGTCTGGGCTTCGATCGCCTTTTTCGTAGTTGAACTGAGAGGTCTTTGCCACGCCCGCGATCGCGGCGAAATCCGATTGATTGAAACCTAAGCGGACGCGCTCTTCCCTCAGCCTTTCACCAATATTCAACAAAACGACCCCTTATTGAGTTGACTATTCAACGCTCGTTGAATACTCTTCCCCTGTCATCACACGAAACCACACGAAACGAGACTATGCCGAACGCATCCCCCATCGAGCAAGCATGCCAAGAGGCCCGTGATCGTCTCGCACGTCTCGGGATCACGGCCAAAGACTGGGCCCAAAAAAATGAATTCAACCCATCGACGGTCTACGCGGTTTTGAACGGACAGAAAAAGTGTCTGCGCGGTGAAGCTCACCGGGCGGCCGTGCTGCTCGGAATTAAAGACGGCGTGATCACAAACTAGGGCCTCTGGCTCCAAGGGGAAACCAGAAGATGAAACGCCCAGTTCTAGCGACCAAGCGGCAAGTAATGAGCGCTGTGATCAACGACTACAAAGGTGGTCGTGAATGCGCAGCAGCTCGCCTCGGTTACGAACTCAAAAAGTTCGATAACCACATCTACGAAAACGCCGGCAGCCGGCCTTTGACGGACGAGCAAATCCACTGCCTGGAACAGGACGCAGGAACTACGCACCTGCCGGAGTACATCGCGGCGCTGTATGGCGGCATGTTCGTTCCCCTGGCCAAGCCAGAGAAGCTGGACAACGTCGACCTCTACAGCCGCTCCGTCAATGCGGCTGCCAAGCGGGGCGTCGTCGACCAGATCATCGCCAAGGCGCTGGACGATGGAGTGATTGAGCCAGATGAAGCCGAGGCAATCATCGCAGCCCATAACCGCTATATGTCTGCCCGCCACTCAGAAGTACTTGCCACGATCCAGCTGCACAGCAAGGGGACCGTACAGTGAGCACCTACAAACTTGTCTGCCCCCATTGCCACGGCCGCATGCGTATCCGTACCAGCGAAGGCCAGCACATTTTTTTGCGCATCGCCTACATGCAATGCACCAACGAAGCATGCGGCTGGTCGGTGCGTTCTGAATTTCAAATGACCCACGAACTCAGCCCCAGCGGCATGCCCAACCCAGCTGTAAAGCTGCCGATTGCGGACGTGGTCATTCGTCGCCAGGCAATGAAAACAGCCAACGATCAACCCGATCTGTTGGACCAGTTGGAAATGGAGGTCACAACCGTATGAAAACCATCGCCCTGACTACCAACCCCACCAGCGACTACCGCGCGGCGATGCAACAAGCGGCAGTGGCCTACTTCTACCGCCACCGTTGTGAGCATCTGGCTGGTGACAGCCAACTGCTCGAGAACTGCGCCCGGTACCTGACGCTGTCTCTTGAAGTCCCCCAGCACCTGGTGCAGCGCATCGCTGAGTTGGCCGTCGCCGAATTCGAGAGCATGACCTGCAAGCGTATTGCCTGGCTGGGCGTTCATCCCAACAGCGGCGCGTACCGGCCTGTCATCTGGCTGCTCGATAACTGCACCCAACAGCGACACCCCGTTTCAGCACGTTTGCTCCCCACACGCCTGCTGCTGACTCGCAACCTCCCGCACTAATCCGAACCCCATCCCTGATTGATGCCCGCGCCGCGTGGGTAGGGGAAATTTGCAACTTACTGGTGGCCGAAATGAGCAAAATCACCATAAAACTGGAGCTGGACGAACAGCAGGCGCAGCAATACTTGCTGTGGTTGACCACTCAGTACGAAGTCACCATGGCTGATATTTGGTACTCCGATCGCTACCGGAATGTGCCGAGCGGTCAGCGGGCACCGAAGGTGCTTGAGGACTTGCCCTACCTGGCCGGCATCTGCAAGACGCGCAGCGAGCTGAAAAAGCAGCTCGTCGTGGCTGTTGCGGAGCATGCGCAGTGAATCGCAAGCCCATGGAGCAACAGATCCGCGCTGATGTACTTCAGCGTCTGGAATCTGATTACGGCCTGCAGCACATGGTCGGCACGCACTACATGCGCAAGGGCACCTGCCCGCAGTGCAATCAGAAACGCCTGTTTTCCCGCCACGACGAACCTTGGTTCATACGCTGTGGCCGCGAGGAAAAATGCCGGTACATGGCTCCGACCAAGGAGCTGTACCCGGACCTGTTCGACGACTGGAGCAAGCGTGCGCCGGCCACCAGTGATCAGCCTGCTGCCAGTGCCAAGGCGTACCTGTCGTTTGCCCGAGGTTTTCGCGTCGAGCTGATTGAGGGCTGGTACACCCAGGAGAGCTACTTCGATCGCGACCTGAACATCGGCTCAGCAACCGTCCGCTTTCCCCTGGAGCATGGTGGGTACTGGGAGCGCTTGATTGACCAGCCTTCCCGCTTCGGCAAGAAGAAGGCCCGCTTCCAGCCTCTCAAGAGCTACAGGGGGCATTGGTGGTGCCCGCAGTGCCTGGACCTGCTGGAGGTAGACGAGCTGTGGATTGTTGAAGGCATTTTCGATGCCATCGCGCTCGTTCAGAACGGTATATCTGCTGTTGCCGCCCTGTCGTCAAACGCGTTTCCAGAAGAGTCGCTGAAGGCACTCGCCACCGCACGCGGCGGTAAAACACCCAAGTTGGTTTGGGCCTTGGACAACGAGCCAGGCGCTCACAAATACACACGCAGCTGGGTGAAACGTGCCCGCGAACTCGGCTTCACCTGCGACGCCGCCCAGGTATCGCAGCCAGATGCGCGCAAGGTTGACTGGAACGATCTGCATCAGCGATGGGCGTTTATCGACGACGAAAAAGCCCGTGCCGAGCGCATCGACAAAGACCTGAAAGAAGCTCGTCACCAGGGCGCCCTGCTCATTGCTGAGAGTGCCAGCGACAAGGCAATGCTCATGTACCAGTGGCGGGAGCGGGAGGAATTCCATTTCTGTTTCGACTCCCGCCTGTACTGGTGGAAATTGGATATCGCGAAATACAACAGCGCCAAACAAGCACTGGATAAAAGCGATGGCCAAGAAACCCAGGTGTTGAACGAAAAGCAGCTCCGGGAGAAAGCGCTGAACGTGGCCGGCTGCGTCGTCGAAATCGCCAACTGCTACCCCAAGGCCCTCTATTTCCAACGCAACGAGATCACCGACGAGTCTTGGTACTTCTTCCGCGTCGACTTCCCGCACGACGGTGGCTCCGTGAAAAACACCTTCACCGGCGGCCAGGTCGCCGCCGCCAGCGAATTCAAAAAAAGACTTCTCGGCATGGGCGCTGGGGCCGTGTTCACCGGCAGTGGGCAACAGTTGGACAAACTCATGAAAGACCAGCTTTTCGGTATCAAGACCGTTCAGACCATCGACTACGTGGGCTACAGCAAGGAATACCACTGCTACGTGTTCAACGACGTCGCCGTCCGCGAGGGCCAGGTCATCCACATCAACGAAGAGGAGTTTTTTGAGATGGGCAAGCTGAAACTCAAGACCCTGCAAAAGGGCGTGAAGATCGATCTGGAGAAGGATGGCAAAAAATACGATCAGCAGTGGTTAGGACTTCTGTGGCAGTGCTTCGGCGCTCAGGGCATCGTCGCACTGACTTTCTGGTTTGGCTCACTGTTCGCCGAACAGATCCGCGCTCGGTACCAGTCGTTTCCGTTTCTTGAAGCCACGGGCGAAGCCGGCGCCGGCAAGACCACCTTGCTCACCCTGCTCTGGAAACTGGCGGGCCGGGACGGTTACGAAGGGTTCGACCCATCCAAATCCACCAAGGCCGGCCGCAGCCGCTTGATGGGCCAGGTCTCCGGCATGCCCATCGTGCTGCTGGAATCTGACCGCAGTGGCGACGACAAGGCCCACGCCAAGACCTTTGAGTGGGACGAACTCAAGGATTACTATGGCGGCGGCACGCTGGCGACCAAGGGCGTTAAAACCGCCGGCAACGAGACCTACGAGCCCCCATTTCGCGGCACGATCGCTATTAGCCAGAACGCCCCTGTCGTGGCGTCTGAAGCAATCATGACCCGGATCGTGAAACTGCATTTTGTGCGCCCGAACGTGACGCCTGAGAGCCGCGCGGCGGCAGACCGTCTGAACGCCCTGGAAGGCTCGACACTCAGCAACTTTGTTCTACAGGCAGTTCGCAAAGAGCTGGAAGTGATGGACCTGTTCGCCCAGCGCATCCCTGGCTACGAGGCGAAATTGCGCAATCTGCATTCGCATTGCTTCGCCTGCGAGACCCCGTTTCACGACGAGCAAAGCGATTGTCACCACTGTGGCAACAAGCTGCGCGGTTACATCCGCGTGGAGCGGATCAATAAGAACCACGCCCAGTTGCTCGCCCTGCTCGACTGCCTGTGCGTGGTGGTACCTCTAACTGAACCGCAGATCAGCCACACCCGCACGCAGATTATTCGCATGGCGATCGAGCGCCAGTCTTCGATCAGCTCCGACCACCCGGTAGTGGCTGAATTCTGGGAAGTGTACGAGTACCTCGAAGGTCTCGACGCCGACGGCCCAGTGGTCAACCACAGCAAGAAAGACAACATCATCGCCATCAACCTCAACGACTTTGTGAAGTGCGCGGCCGAGCATCGCCAGAAGATCGCCGACGTCAGCGAGTTGCGCGAGCGCCTGAAAGACTCCCGCTCCCGGAAGCTGCTCGACATCAACAAAGCCACTGACAGCGCGGTACGGGCTCACCAGGCCAAGACCAGCAACGCAGTCATCACCAAACAACCCATCGTGAAGTGCTGGCACTTCCAGGCCTGACCAATCAACAGCAACACCCGCCAGGCGCTGCAACGCCGGCCACCACCCAAAGGAGAAGCACCATGCACGTACAAGTCATAACCGGTGACGGCGAAAAGGGGGAAACCAACCGCCTTCGGCATCTGAAGGAGCTGAAGGACTGGTTCAACGAGTCCGGGAAGATTGTTCACGCCGATGCCTATGACTCCGCCGGATTGATCGCGATCCTGGAGGTTCGTGCGGTAAGCGATAAAGAAATCCTGGTGCTGGAGTGCAGCCGGGAACAGATCCAGGCAGTTCTGGAATGGCAGTCAGCAACTGATGAGGTTGTTGAGTTTGAGAATCTGCTGCTGCACCTGGTGCGGAAGCAAAACCCAACCGGCGAAAGCCGTTAAGAAGGTGGTGTCGAGGGGCTGCAACCCCTCGACACCGACCACCCAAAGGAGAAGCACCATGCAAGTGAATCAACCCCAAGGCGGCGCAGTAGAGGCTACCACAACCCAGCTGGCTATCGGCGACACGGTCAGCTACGTCGCAATGAGCGGCGGCGGTCGGGAATATCGTTTGAGCGCTCGTACAGGCGTGATCGTCGCCATCGACGGCAATGTTGCAACTCTGCGCGCCGGGAACGGCCGCAGTGTCACACAACCACTCGACAAGCTGACTCCAGACGGCCAGCCCAATGCACTGACGCGCATGCTCATGGGAGGGAACTGATGGACCCAAGAATCCGAACCCGCCCCGCTATGGCGAGCCACCGGTTGGACTTGCCCAGCCGCTGCGACATCTGCGGCAAGGCACGCTCCACCCGGAAGCACGGCGCCTGTAGCCGCATCCGTCAGCAGAGCAAATCGGCGGAATGGGCTGCATTCATGGCCGAGCGTGAAGCGGCCAAACAGAACAAACCGCGTCGATACGCGCACTGATACCCAACACAGGCCAGACACGGGGAGCTGCAACTCCCCCACTGCCTGAAAGGAGAAGCACCATGCATTCAAATCAAAGTTCGAGCGACACCCGCACTTTTTACTCTTTTGAGCCAGTGACACCAGTATCGGCACCATTGGAACTGACCGCTGACCTGCGCTACATCCTTGGTATTCCTCACACCAAATTAGCCAGTACAGCCCAGCTACTGCGGCAGCAAGGGCACTGTATTGGGGAGCGTAGTGAAGATGAGCAAGCCGCTGTCATCCATTGGATGCTCGGCCACTACCTTCGTCGCGGTATCCATTGGAGGGTGTTCGCTTACGCAGAACTCGACGCCAACGATGACTTTCCAGGGTTTCCGGGAGACGAGTCATGACCGTATTCCTGCTGCTGTACCTGTGCGCGGATGCGTCACGAACGGATTGCCAGGTGGTGAAGGCTGATAGCTGGAGCGGCCCCCACGCCTACGAGCAATGCACCGACGTCGTGCCTAGCTTGACCGAGGCGCTGACTGCGCCCAACCAAAAGCGGCATCAGTTCGTTTGCGAAATCCAGGGCGCCATGGCGAAACCCGCAGAACATAAGGCTCAGCCGGTGTTCATTCACCAATCGTTTCGGATGTGAGGGGGTCCATCATGAACACAGCCTTTATCTTGATGGCCCAATACGACGGCCTGGCAATCATTTCGCTGGAGCAGGTTTGCCGGGATTACTTCACGCACCTGACGCCGGAAATGTTCCAGCGCAAGGTGATGAGTGGTCAGATCAAGATCCCCATCACACGCCTGGAGCCGAGCCAGAAGTCGGCCAAGGGCGTCCATCTCACTGACCTGGCCGCATATCTAGATCGACAGCGCGCCGCCGCGGTTAAAGAGCACAACCAGCTCAACGGGTTAAAACACGCCTTTTAAGCCACTTCTGTGATGCGGCGCCCAGTTGGACGGGCGCCCTCAGGATTTTCTCGTGCCATTCCCAGCCCACATAGCGATCACCCTTGCCGCGCAGGTGGGTGTATCGACGCATCGAATTCCAATCCCGGTGGCCGGAAACACTAGCCACACGCGGAATGTCCCAGTCCATCTCAAACAGGCGGCTGACGCCTTCATGTCGAAGGTCGTGAAAGTGCAGGTCCGCGATGTTCAAAAACTTGCAGGCTTTCGCCCAGGACGTGGAGATGGATTCAGGGCTGTAGGGGAATATGTCTTCGCCGGCCTTCGGCATTGTTTGGAGGATCTGCCACGCCTCGTCCGGCAGATAGCACCAAACGTCGTTGCCGATCTTCTGCCCGGGGTTCTTCATGTCGCGTACCAGTACCCGCTGGCCGGGCTCGTCGACGTCCACCCAGCGGATACGGGTTATTTCATCCAGCCGTCGCGTGGAGAACAGGGCAAAACCCACTACCTTCAGCATATTCGTGACGCTCGGGCGCCTCGCCTGCATGGCTTGGTAGTGCGTCAGCACCATTCCCAGCTCGTCCAACGTCGGCCGGCGGTCACGCTCGCGGCTTTTGAGGTTGTAGCCGAGTTTCCGTAGCACTCGTCGGGCACCGCTCATCGCGAGTGGATCGACTTGGTAACCCCATGCGTCTTTAGCAATCGCCAGAACAGCGCCGAGGTGCGCCAGGTCGTTTCCGGCGGTCTGGGGCTGGACCCCGCCGCCCTCCTTGCTCATGCGCCAAAGGGCGAAGTCGACCAGGCGTTGGGTATTGATGTCTGTATCGTTCAGCTTACCGATGTCCATCTTGCCGATGGCTTCGAGCGTGGCCTTCTTGGTTTTGCCCAGCGGACGGGCCTTCTCCACTTCCAACAGATACTGCTCGATCATTTCTTTGACGGTGACGTCCTTACGGTTTGCCCGCTCGATCGCACCAGGCTCATCCAGCTCCGACTCGCGCTTACGCGCCCAGGCCTGGGCGGCCTGTTTTCGGGCGAAGGTCTGGCTCTCTTGGTAGACTTGCACTCCGTCGCGCTTGATGCGGATCTGAGCCGTGTAGCTCAC